GTCAGAACTAGATACAAATATTCAAAAGTTCTATGAAAAAACATTAAATAAGATTAATTCAAATGGTGAAGATAAGATTAATAAGTTATCTCGTAGAGCAGGTTATCTTGGATCAATTAAAGAAGTAAAAAAATCTTTAGAAGATATCTATAAGAAAAGCTAAGAGCTACAACCTCTCTGAACCCTTAACAGAGTTATTTTACTGAGTTTCTGAGGTTTTGTCAAGACCCCTTTACATATGACTTACACGATGCTATACTTGATACAGATAATTGTAAGATCAACGTGGCATATACAATAATGGCAAAAAGAAAACAAACAGAATATTATGTTAACAATAAAGATTTTCTTGCTGCTGTTATTCAACTGCGAGACTACTTTCTTGCAGGAAAAGAAATTGGTCATGAAACCCATATTGAATCAATTAGGTATTACAGATATCATAAGGACAGAAAAACTAGTGTTCAATTTAAAAGATGTTACGAATACTTAGGAGGTTGTTTTGATAAAATTGCCACACACTTATCTTACAAACCAAACTTTGTTAATTACATGTTTCGTGAAGACATGATTCATGACGGGATTGAAAATTGTATTCAATACATTCTCAATTTTGATCCAGAGAAATCAAAAAATCCTTTTGCTTACTTCACACAAATTATCTACTATGCTTTTTTGAGACGTATCCAGAAAGAAAAGAAACAACTTGAGATTAAACAAAAAGTATTGGAGCAATCAGGTTATGATGAAGTGATGCATACAGATACACATGATGGTAGTATGTCTGGTATGAATGCCTCTTATGCTGACATGGGTAGCATTAAAGAAAATATTGAAACAAGAATGAATAGATGAGTGAAACACAAGATTATGAATGGTTTGAAACACCCTACGGAAAATTCAGAATTACAAAGTCAAGGTTTGGAACGTGGAATAGCTTTGGTGAGGATGGTACGCCATTCATCACAGCAGGTACGAGGGAAGTTTGTATTTCAGGAACGAGATTTCACATGGAAGGTGTCGCTACTAACTGGGCAAACTGCATTACATCCAAAAGATTTGACGGAGTAGTTGGAGGTAAGTTATGAAAATTGCATTGATAACAGATTGTCATCTAGACGGACGCAAAGGTTCTTTAGCGTTTTGGAATTATTTTCAGAGGTTCTACGATGAAGTCTTTTTTCCTACGCTTGAGAAAGAAGGTGTCAGCACCATCATTGATCTGGGTGACACTTTTGATAACAGAAAGTCTATGGACTTTAATACTTTTCATCGAGTTAAAGCAAATTACTTCGACCGATTGAAAGATTACAAAGTTCATATGCTTCTTGGTAATCACTGTACGTATTACAAGAACACCAATCGCATCAATTCACCAGAACTTCTACTTGAGCAGTATGACAACATCACCATCTACTCCGCCCCCAAACACATCAAACTCGGAAGTAAAAAGTTCCTCATGTTGCCTTGGATCAACAAAGAGAACTCTGATGAGGTTTTCAAGCTACTTGAAACGAGTGAAGCAGAAATTTGCTGCGGTCATCTTGAACTCAATGGATTTGAGGTAACACCAGGAATGAAGATGGATCACGGCATGGATGCTGGTTTGTTCCATCGCTTCAAACGTGTTTGGTCTGGACACTATCACCACAAGTCAAAGAAGGGTAATGTTCAGTATCTTGGCAACCCTTATCAGATGTATTGGAATGATTACAAGGACGCTCGTGGATTCCATATCTACGATACTGAAAGTGATAAGCTTAAGCATATCGCAAACCCGTTCGAGATCTTCGACAAAATCTTCTATGACGACACCAGTGTGGACTACAACAAACAAGATGTGTCTGATTATAAAGACAAGTTTATCAAGATCGTCGTTAACGAAAAACGAGACTACCAAATGTTTGAAACACTGGTTGATCGTCTTTACAACGTAGGTGTTCATGACGTTAAGATTGTAGAAAATCTTGTTGATGAAGACAGCAAAACTGACATTGAAATCTCCTCAAAAGATACATTGACTTTGCTCAATGAATACATTGATGATGTAGAGATGTCCGTAGATAAATCGGACTTAAAAAGTTTGATGAGATCTCTATATATTGAAAGTTGCAACGTTGCATAGTATGTACATCGTAACCTTAGAAGATCGTCCAGATGGCGTTTATTCTGTCTTTGATGATGAAGAAGAAAGAGTTATTCCTATATTTGAGGAAGAAGATGATGCTGACAGATATCTTCTAATGTTACAAGAAGATGAAGAATATCCTCCCATGCAAATTGTAGAGATTGAAGATAGTGCTATAATTACAGCATGTGAAGAAAGAGGACATAAGTTCTCTATAATTACTGCTGATGATTTTTTGATTCCACCTAACGATTTAGAATGATTATTTTTAAAAAAATTAAATGGCGTAATTTCCTTTCTACGGGGAACGTTTTTAGTGAAGTTGATTTACAATCTACAAAAACAAATTTGATTGTTGGTAGTAACGGAGCAGGTAAGAGCACTATTTTAGATGCTCTTACCTTTTCTTTGTTTGGAAAACCATTCCGTAAAATCAACAAGCCTATGCTTGTGAATAGCATCAATGAAAAGGATTGTCTTGCTGAGGTTGAGTTTTCTATTGGTCGTAGCGAATACAAAGTGATTCGTGGTATCAAACCTAATAAGTTTGAGATCTACTGTAACGGACAACTCTGGAACCAAGAAGCATCTGCTGTAGATCAGCAAAAGAATTTTGAGGCAAATGTTCTCAAGATGAACTATAAGTCATTCACTCAGATTGTTGTTCTTGGATCTTCTACCTTTGTTCCTTTCATGCGTCTGCCTCTGGCACAGCGCCGTGAAATTATTGAAGACATTCTTGACATTCAAGTATTCTCTACAATGAATGTTCTTCTCAAAGATAAAGTTAGAGATAATAATGAACAAATAAAAAATCTTGATTATCAATTGCATCTTCTAGAAGAAAAGATTGATCTCCAAAAAAAGTATATGCTTGAACTGGAGAAGAAGAACAAAGAAGAGATTGCTCGTAAAGAAAATAAGATCTCTGAATTGTTGCAAAATGAAAACAATTATCATAATGATATTGCGCGTCTAACTTTAGAAATACAAAATCATTCTGAAGAAATGAAAAAAGTTTCTAATAGTACAACAAAACTAAAGAAGTTAAACACTTTTCTTTTTAAAATACAATCTAAGTTAAAAAATTGTCAAAAAGAACATTCGTTTTTTACAGACAATCATGTTTGTCCTACTTGCACTCAAGATTTAAGTGAAGAGTTTAGACAAACTAAAATTGATGAAGGGATCAACCAGTTGAATACAATGAATACTGGTGTAGAAGATCTTCTTTTAGAGATATCAAAAGAAGAAGAACGAGAGAAAACTTTCATAAATTTATCTGATAAAGTTATGAAAATAAATACATCAATTAGTCAGTCTAATTTTCAGATCACTTCTATCAAGAAAAATATTTCTGATATTGAACAAGAGATCAAAGAACTAGAAGGTAGCAATCCAGACAAAAAAACAGAGTTTATTAAGCTTGAAGGACTTGTTACAGAAAAAAAAGATTTGGGTGCTGTCCAAGCAGAAAATCGTAAGGACCGTGATACACTATTGGTGGCATCGCAGTTGTTGAAAGACAACGGGATTAAGACAAGGATTATCAAAACCTATCTCCCAGCAATGAACCAACTCATCAATCAGTATCTTCAACGTATGGACTTTTATGTCAATTTTACTTTGAATGAGAACTTTGAAGAGATAATTAAATCTAGATACCGTGACGTATTTTCTTATGATAGTTTCAGTGAAGGAGAAAAATCTCGTATTGATATCGCTCTCTTGCTTACTTGGCGTTCTATTGCTAAACTTAAGAATAGCGTGGATACTAATCTTTTGATTCTTGATGAGATCTTTGATAGTTCTCTTGATCAACAAGGTGGCATGGATTTAAGTTGGATCTTACGCAACTTTGATGACAAATCAAATGTTTATGTTATTAGTCATCGTGAAAATCTTGATGGTAAGTTTGATAGAACTCTTACAGCGGTGAAGGAAAAGAACTTCTCTGTCATTCAGGAGACTATAAACGAAATGTAAAGATTTCCTAACATAGAGTAAATAGGGCGTGTCCTCTTATAAATAAATATAGTAAAGAGGGCATGACCTATGAGATCTGATTTCTATACTTACGCTTGGTTGCGAGAAGACGGCAGCCCTTACTATATCGGCAAAGGAACTGGCAACCGAGCATACAGATCTCACAGACGGGGTGATAAACAAATGAGTGCCCCGCCAAGACATCGTGTGTTATTTCTGAAAAAAGACATCACAGAATTTGATGCCTACAAACATGAAATGTATATGGTTAGTCATTATGGTCGCAAGGATGAAGGTGGAATTCTAATCAATATGACAGATGGTGGTGAAGGAACTTCTGGTAGAAAACCAACTGACTATTGTATTGAGAGAACAAAGGAAACTAATACTGGTAGAACTTTTACAGCAGAACAAAAAAAGAAAGTTTCGGAACAAGTATCAAAAAGAAGATGGTGGAATAATGGTGTAAAAGATAAGCACACGATTGAATGTCCTGGTGAAGGATGGGTGCTTGGAAGATTACACAACACAAAATCTGAAGTTTATAAATCAAAAGAGTTTGCCGAAAAGTCCAGACAGAACATGCTAGGCAAACCAAAGTCTGAAGAGGCACGGGCGAAAATGAGTGCCGTTAGGAAAGGTCGCAGCTGGTGGAACAACGGAGAGACCACTAGACTGGCGTATGAGTGCCCTGATGAAGGTTGGGTGAAAGGTCGCCCCGCCCACTTGGCAAACTGCCACACAGCGCCTTGAGGGCGCTTCTGGCTGCCATATAATACTGGTATCAACCGAAGCGCCCAGTCATGTTATCTCAAGAAATTCGTGGAAACCTTGCCCGTCTGCTTGCTACAGAAAACCTTATTGTAGAGCACCGCAAAGTTCCTACGGCTTCTTTTGATGTTGAGCGTCGTGTGCTGACTTTACCGAATTGGGATCGTGCTTCCAAGATCGTGTATGATATGCTAGTCGCTCACGAATGCGGTCATGCTCTCTTCACCCCCAACAAAGACTGGACTGGCGAGCACAAATGCCCTAAGGACTTCATCAACGTGATTGAAGATGCTCGTATTGAGAAGTTGATGAAGCGTAAGTATCCTGGTCTTCGCAAATCTTTTTCTGGTGGATATAAAGAACTTAATGAAAAAGATTTCTTTGGTATTGAAGGTAAAGATTTTAATACTTTTAGTTTAATTGATCGCATCAACTTGCACTTTAAGATTGGTGTTAGTTCTATGATTCCATTTTCTCTTGAGGAGAAAGTATTCATTGATCGCACTGATGCTGCTGAGACTTTTGAAGAAGTCTGTCAGATTGCTGTTGATGTATTCAATTTTAGCAAGAATGAAAAGCAGCAAGAACAAGAACTAGAAGAAAATCCTGCCAATCAGCAACAGCAAGGTAATAGTGGCATGACGCAATCCCAATCTCAACAGGAAGAGAATGCCAACGAAAATGACAATGAAGAAAATAATGCCAACGACAGCACTCTAGTTGGCAATCAATCTTCTCAACAGCAAGAAGGCGGTGAAGAGATTGGAGATGATGCTGGCGAAGAAGGTTCTCGTACTCAAGACAATTTTGATAAAGCAGCAGAACAACTAACTAATCGCTTTGCTAACAATCCTGTGTATGTTGAGATCCCTGATAGTGTAGATCTTCCTGCATATATTGCTGATTGGACTGAGGTTCATGATTGGATTGATGAGTGCCGTGAAAATTGGATTACTGATGGGGGTGACATCAAGCGTGATGATCGCTATGATGAAGTAGATAAATCATATAAAGAATTTCGTAAGCAATCACAAAAGGAGGTAAATTACCTTGTTAAAGAGTTTGAGTGTCGTAAGTCTGCTGACTCTTACGCTCGTGCTGGTCAATCTAAGACTGGTGTTCTTGATACTTCTAAGTTACATACTTATAAGTATTCTGATGACATCTTTAAAAAAGTAACTATTCTTCCTGACGGCAAGAATCATGGGTTACTTTTCTTGCTTGATTGGTCTGGTTCTATGGCAAAAGAAATTCTGGCGACTGTAAAACAGTTACTGAATCTGACTGCATTCTGTAAGAAAGTTCATATTCCTTTTGAAGTTTATGCTTTTACCAACGAATGGTATTCTGTTCGTCGCGTTAAGGAAGGAAAGAATGAATGTATTTCTAATGATGAATGGTTTGTCAAGACTGGTTGTGAAGAAGGCAAAGTATTCCTTCAGAAGGATATGTTCCACCTGATGAACTTTGTGTCTTCTCGTTCTAACTCTAAGGACTATGAGCGCCAGTGCCTGAACCTGTATCGTGAGGCATATGCTTATGTCTATCACGTTGCTTATCCCACTACGCTTGGTTGTGGTCTCTCGGGCACTCCTTTGAACGAGGGTATTGTGATGCTGAACTACATCATCCCTCAGTTCAAGAAGCAGAACGATCTTCAGAAGGTTAATGTTTGTATATTGACTGATGGTGAAGCATGTCAGTCTTCTTATGGTCGCAAGTATTATAACGATCACAAAGATGAATACTATGTGCGTCCCCGTCGTCTTGATTACAAAACTGTTCTGCGTGATCGTAGCACCGGACGTGTATACTCTATGACTGATGATTGGGGTGAGATGACTAACGCTTTCATTCAGCAACTGCGTGATCGTAATGCTGGTGTGAATGTGCTTGGTTTCCGTATCATGGGTGGCAATGGTCTGACTAGTTTTGTTGGCACCTATGCCAGCCTCGCTCACTACGATCAAGTTCAGAAGCAGTGGAAGAAAGATAAGTCTGCCATTATCCCGTTCCCCAAAAGTTATACATCTCTTTATGTAATTAAAAACAGTGCAATTGATGAAGACGTGGAGTTTGATGTTGAGTCTGGTGCCAAAAAAGGAGAAATCTCTAAAGCATTTAAGAAAATGCTGAACTCAAAATCCACAAATAAAAAGTTGCTTTCATCATTTATTGAAAACATTGCTTGACTTCTCTCTCTAATTTCGTTATTATTAGAAATAAATAAATTGCAATTTATCTTTGAGGTTTTTATGAGCTACAAAAACAAAACAGAAAATCCAGTTGCTTATGCTTTGAGAGTTCATTACAACGTAGGTAAATTGGAAATGAAAAAATTAAAAAGCAAATGTTACTCTGAGATTGAGAAGTTAAAAACTAATAGAGGATCACAAGAAATAATTTTCAATATTATTGAATCTCGCTATCCAGGATTTAAAGATAAATTTCCCTTGCAAAATTGGAAACAAAGAAAGAGACTTAAAGATGGTACTTATACCGAAGTTTTTGTTTCAAAAACTTATGAAGATTCCATGAATGTTTTTTGTAAATCAATTACTGAACATATTAATAAGTATGGAAAAAAATCAACTAATAACGTTACTTCATGCTTAGAAGAACAATTAAATATTGGGTTTTCAGATGTTAACGTTGACAAACTTAATGTAACTTGTAATGATTCTATTGAAACAATTATTGCTTTATCAGAAAAAATAAAATTCCGTTATATTGAAACTCCTGATGGTTTAAAAGCCCATTTGTAAAACTGTCCACTCTGCCCCTGACTCTGCCCCACTCTGCCCTATAATAACTACATCAACGCAAGACACCAATGCCTGCCAAATCTGATTTGACTACTGCCCAACTCACAGCATACTTGTCCGAGAATTACGGCAATGATATTAATGCTGATCATGTTCGTGCAGCATGTGATTATTTTAATATTACTTATCCTACAGCAACAAAACGCTTGCGTGAATTTTATGTAAAACGCAGCACTTGGAACTTGACTGTGCAAGAACGCCTTGAACAGAATTATCAAGCACCTGCTGCTGCTCCTGCTGTTGCTGTTACCGCTCAGGAACATTTGAACCTTGTTCCTAGTAAAGATGAGAATTATGTCCCGTTCGGGAATTTTTCTGATGTGAAGAAAATCATTCAGTCTGGTATTTTTTACCCTACATTTATTACTGGTCTCTCTGGCAACGGTAAAACTTTCTCTGTTGAGCAAGCATGTGCTGCTCTAAATAAAGAGTTGATTCGTGTCAATATTACCATTGAGACTGACGAAGATGATCTTATTGGTGGGTTTCGTCTTGTTAACGGCGAAACTGTCTGGCATAATGGACCCGTCGTGGAGGCTCTTCAACGCGGAGCTGTGTTGCTTCTAGACGAGGTTGATCTAGCATCTAATAAGATCTTGTGTCTGCAATCTATTCTTGAAGGTAAAGGTATTTTCTTGAAAAAAATTGGTCGTTATGTGCAACCTGCTGCTGGTTTCAATGTAATTGCTACTGCTAATACCAAAGGTAAAGGTTCTGATGATGGTCGCTTCATCGGCACTAATGTTCTTAACGAAGCATTCCTTGAGCGTTTTGCTTTAACTTTTGAGCAAGAGTATCCCACTGCTTCTATTGAAACTAAAATCCTTAATAAGGTTTCTGAATCTCTTGCTATTCAAGATAATGAATTCTGTTCTAATCTTGCTAACTGGTCAGACATTATTCGTAAGACTTTCAAAGATGGTGGTATTGATGAAGTCATTTCTACTCGTCGCCTCGTGCATATCATTCGTGCATATGCTATCTGGGGTGATCGTATGAAGGCGATCAAGGTCTGTGTAAATCGTTTTGATGATGAAACCAAGCAATCTTTTATTGAACTCTATGATAAAATTGATGTAACTGTAGAAGGTGAAGAAAATGAACTTTGATCAATACGTAGATAGTCTTGCCCTTCTTAAAGAGGGTAAGACAGTAAAAATACTTGGTAGCAAAGGTTTTAAATTATATGTAAAAGATCTTGACGGCAACGTTCAAGAATGCTACGATAATAATATTGAATTAATTTGGAAGGGATGAATGGCATTTAAATACAATGAAGATGCTCTGCTATCAGAGCTACGTGATTACATTTCTGGAACTTATGGACAACATTACTCTGCTGGTAACGACAGCATTCAAACGTTAGATTTAATTGAAGCATGTGGTGATGCAGAAGCATTTTGCAGAAGCAATATCCTGAAGTATGCTTCTCGCTATGATAAGAAGGGAACTGCACGTCGCGACATTATCAAGATCCTTCATTACGGTCTCCTCCTTTTACACTTTTCTGACAAGACCTCTGTTACTGAACCCTATAATCAATGAGTAAAGTTATCCTATCTAAAAAAACCCTTGATGTCCTTAAGAACTTCAGCACAATCAACTCGTCCATCGTTTTCCGAAAGGGAAGCACAGTACGAACTATTAGCAATGCAGAGAACATTCTCGCAAAATTTACTGGTGAAGAAGTATTTCCAGTGGACTTCGCTATCTATGATCTTAGTCAGTTCCTTTCTGGGATCTCTTTGTTTAGCAATCCTCAGCTTGAGTTTGACAACGAAAATTTTGTCAATATTCGTGGTGGTCGTCAGTCTGCTCGTTACTATTTTTCTGATCCAGAAATTACGCTTAAATCTGCCCCAGAAAAAAATGTAAAGTTTCCTGGTGCTGATATTCAGTTTAATCTTTCTGGAGAAGATCTAATTCAACTTCAGAAAGCATCTGCTGTTTATAGTCTTCCTGATCTTTCATTTGAATCTGTAGAAGGAGAGAATTCAATTAAACTCATCCTTAGTGACAAAGAGAATGATACCAGCAATACTTACGAGCAATCCATTTCTGGTTGCTGTACTGGCAATTACTCTCTTGATCTTAAGATTGAGAATATTCGTGTTCTTCCTGGTGATTATACTGTTAAGGTTTCTAAGCACCTTATCTCTGAATGGACAAATACAAATCTTGACTTGACTTATTATATTGCATTAGAACCAATCAAATGAAGCACATCCTCTTTACACTCAAAGAAGCAAATTCTCTTTTTCTAGATGATGAGAAGTTTGTAAGAGATATTGTGTATGCTACAGCAGGAAAATGCAATTCAACTTTGCTTGCGTTGCACTCACACAAGTTTGATCCTCAAGGTGTAACTTGTGTTGCTATGCTTGCTGAAAGTCATATCAGCATTCATACTTGGCCAGAGAAGAAAATGGCAGTGTGTGATATCTTCACATGCGGCGAGCATACTAAACCCAAAAAGGGTGTAGAATATATGCAACTGATGTTCGATGCCAAGGACATCATCTGTAAATCTTTTAAGCGACCTTTAGAATGAGTAAAAAACCTTTCCTCTGGACGGAGATCTACCGCCCAAATATTGTTGAAGATTGCATTCTCCCTGCAAGCACTAAAGAAGTGTTTCAGGGTTTTGTTGATCAAGGAGAGTTACCTAATTTACTTTTGAGTGGAACTGCAGGTGTTGGTAAGACTACTGTAGCTAAAGCTCTTTGTGATCAGATTGGTGCTTCTTATATTGTTATTAATGGGTCCGACGAAGGTCGTTTCCTTGACACGGTACGCAACCGCATCCGCCAGTTTGCTAGCACCGTCTCTCTGACCTCTGGAGCGTCCCACAAGGTCGTTATTATTGATGAGGCAGACAACACCACCAACGACGTGCAGTTGTCCCTCAGAACCGCTGTAGAGGAGTTCCACAGCAACTGTCGCTTTATCTTTACATGCAACTTCATCAATAAGATTATTGAACCGTTGCATTCTCGTTGCACGGTTATTGATTTTCGTATTAAACCAGAACAAGCAGTTAAGTTACAAGGAGAGTTTTTTACTCGTCTTAAAACTATCTTGACGCATGAAGAAGTTGAGTACGAAGATAAAGTTATTGCTAAACTAGTTAAGCGTTATTATCCTGACTGGCGTCGTCTTATTAACGAATGCCAACGCTATGCTGCTACAGGATCTATTTCTTCTGCCATTCTTGTTGATGTTGCAGATGTCAACATGGATTCTTTATTGTCTTCCATGAAGAAAAAAGAATTTACAAATGTAAAGAATTGGGTTGTCCAGCATATGGATAATGATCCTACGATGGTTATGCGTAAGATTTACGATAGCATGTATGGTGTTCTAAAACCTTCTTCTATTCCAGAAGTTGTATTGATAATTGCCAAATACATGAATAGTATTCCTATCGTTCCTGACCAAGAGATTAACTTGCTAGCATGTCTTACTGAGATCATGATGAGTTGTGAATTCAAATGAGCTTGCTTAAATTTATTGAGAAGGAACCTAAATTTATTATTATGGAGGAGATGCTTGAACGCCTTGAAAAAGAACCAGAACGACATTACAAGTGGATACGTAAAAACAACACCGCAAAATGTGGCAGAAGCAAATGAAGCATTGTTTCGTGCTACAATGAATCTACCTTCTGCTGCTGCTCATTGTGGTATGACTCAGAAGGAAATGAAAATGACATTTCTTGAATACCTTAAATATCATGGTCCAGACTTTGAAATCTCTAAAGACCCCAATTCGTTACCCTGGCGGCAAGTCCAGAGCACTGACTAAACTCTTTCAATACTTCCCTGATCTAAAACATTATCGTGCATATCACGAACCTTTTTTAGGTGGTGGTTCTGTAGCACTTGAAGTAACAAAGCGATATCCCAATTTAGAAATTTGGGTTAATGATTTGTATGAACCACTTTATAACTTCTGGCGAGAACTACAAGATAATGGAAAAAAACTCAGAGATGAACTAGTTCAACTCAAGCAGAGACACCCAGATCCCTCCAGTGCCAAAGTTCTCTTCGCACAAGCAAAAGAGTATCTGGCGGGAGATCCTAGACGTAGTGAAAATTTCCACCGTGCTGTTTCTTATTATATTGTCAACAAGTGTTCTTTCTCTGGTCTCACAGAGTCCAGTTCGTTCTCCAAACAAGCAAGCGACAGCAACTTCTCCTTCAATGGAATTGACAAATTGCCAGAATATCAAAAACTGATTGCTAACTGGAAGATCACTAATCTGTCATATGAAGAACTTCTGACTGATGACAAAGCAGTATTTACTTATCTTGATCCTCCTTATGACATTAAGGATAATCTCTATGGGCGTAAGGGATCTATGCATAAAGGATTTGATCATGATAAGTTTGCTGCTGATTGCGACCGATATGTTGGTCTTCAGTTGATATCCTATAACAGCAGCAACCTTGTGACCGAGCGGTTTCAGGAGTGGACAGTTGGAGAATTTGCACACACTTACACCATGCGCTCTGTGGGGTCCTATAATACAGATCAAGCGAGTCGCAAAGAACTCGTGCTTACTAACTACGCAACGGTATTATCTAATGAAGTGTGAAGTCAAATTGTTTGTTGCTGGTAAGGTTTTCAAAGAAGAAGTCTATGCTCGTGACTACCAAGAAGCACGTGAAGTTGCTCTTGCTCGTAATCCTAATGCTAAGGTAATTGGTGTTAATGCGAAATTCTAAAGTATGGAGATTGTGGGCAAAATCTCTTGGAGAAAAACATGGACGAAGTGACCGAGAAGCAGATATTATTGCTGGCATACGCACCCTTATTTTTATTTCTTACCTGGCTACCAACTTTTTTATTATTAGTGGAGTGATTAGACACTGGAATGACGTACCAACTGAAAGACTACCTGTATTCAATCAATCAATCAAAGAAAAATATTCTTGATGATGATGTTGATGCTGAACGAGGTTATCCTCCTTACATTATCAACCGATGCCTTTCTTCTTTTATTGATACTGTTATGTTTGCAAATGAGATGAATAAAAATTCTCATTTGCCAAAAAAACTTCAGTATGATTTTTTGCTAAATAGTGTGAAACCAAGAAAGAGATTTTCTGCTTGGACACGTAAAGATTCTATTGATTATCTTGATGCAGTAAAAGAGTATTATGGTTATAATGACGATAAAGCACTCCAAGCTCTAAGGGTTCTCACTAAGGATCAACTAGATCATATTAAAAAAGCATTGAATAAGGGTGGAAAAAATGAGCGAGGAAATAGAAATCCAGTGGAAACAATCTGATATGATTGAAGTGGTTCTTGGCGAACCAGATGATTTTCTTAAAGTAAGAGAAACACTAACTCGTATTGGAGTTGCGTCTCGTAAAGAAAAAAAGATCTATCAGTCTTGTCACATCTTACATAAACAAGGTAAGTATTATATTGTTCACTTTAAAGAGTTGTTTGCTCTTGATGGTAAGAATACAAACTTGTCATTAAATGATATTCAACGTCGTAATCGTATTGTAAAACTTCTTAGTGATTGGGGTTTAATCTCTGTAGTTTACGAAGATAAAATTTCTGATCTTGCTCCTTTAAATCAGATTAAAGTTTTAGCTTTCAAAGAAAAGCAAGAGTGGACACTAGAAAGTAAATACAATATTGGTAGAAAAAAAGTTGAAGTATAGAAACCCGTAATTTTTATACGGGTTTTACTCTTTAAATTTTGACGTTTAATTCTAAATATTAGTGTGATGCCTAACGGGTCACATGCAAACGTCGCTTATTTAAGGACATGACTAATCTTACTTGGGAACATTATACCCCTTATTCAATTGGATTCAATGAAACATTCAACCGACTTGAAGCTATTGCGGGAGGTGGATCAAGTTACCCACCTTACAATGTTGTGGATGGAGGTAATGGTAGAACCTTACTGGAGGTCGCTCTTGCAGGATTTTCAGGAGCAGATATTGAAGTCACAACAGAACAAAATGTTTTGACTGTATCTGCTCGTAAAGCACATCAAGATAAAGAAAGAAAATATTCCCATAAAGGAATATCTTATAGAACTTTTTCTCGTAACTGGCAAATGGCAGATGATGTAGAAGTTGAAGAAGTTAAATTTGTTGATGGTCTTCTAACAGTTACTCTTGTAAAAAACTTGCCAGAAAAACAAAAGAAAAAAATTTGGTTCTAAATAAAAAATGAAGGGTGCTTGACGGCACCCTTTTTTGATGATAGTATGTAAAAACCCACATTAACAAAATGACTACAGAAAATACGTTAAAAACAAATCACAATATTCGTGTTGTAAATCTTACAACTGGAGATAACGTTCTTTGTATCTTTGGAGAAATTCCAAATCAAGAGGATCCAAAAAATATTGTAGGATATAAGATGATTTATCCCTACAAACTTTTCTTAGGTGAATTGAATGAAGATGGATCATTCCCAATCAAATACGAAAGATGGTGTCCTTTTAGTCCAATTGAAGAACACAACATGAGTGGCAATCATATCATTAGTGTTGTTTTTCCAGACAATAGTATTCTTGAAAATTATGTAAGTAAACTCAAGCAAGTTGGATTAACTGAAGAACAAATTTTTTATCCTGAGGAGACTGATGGAGATAACAGCGAACCTGTTGAAGATAGCGAATGAGTGGATCATCGCTCAAGTAGAAGAAGTTGATGGGGACACCTTGCCAGGTGACCCTGACTGCATCTTACGCGATCCTTATGTGGTAGACTGTGATGGTGGTATTGACCCATGGCCAGTTTACTCTGATGATAGAGAGGTGGTTGTCAGATCAACTGACATCACCACTCTCGTAAATCCAAGCAAGACACTCCTTGCTCGTTATATTGAATCCCTGCCATCTATTGAATGAAGTTTTACACAAACGTTGAACAAGCTGGCAATCGTTTGCTGGTCCGTGGTTATGAGAATGGCAATCGTTACAGCGTTAGGGTTCCATTTAACCCTACGCTGTATCTGCCTACAAAAAATTATTCTGAATGGAGAACACTTGAAGGTGATTGTGTAGAACCACATAAGTTTGGATCTGTTAGCGAAGCACGTGATTTTGTAAAGCAGTATAAAGATGTTGAAGAATTTAAAATTTATGGCAACTCGCGTTTTTTATATCAATATATTGCTGAACAGCATCCTGAAGAACAAATAAAATTTGATAGCAACAACATTCGTGTCTTTACACTTGACATTGAAACTGCTGCTGAAAATGGATTTCCTAATGTTGATATGGCAGATCAAGAGATTCTTGCTATCAGTGTAAAGGATAGTTTTTCTGGTCGTATCACAGTATTTGGATCACGTCCTTTTAACAATAAGGACAGCATGGTTGACTACATGCATTTTATTTCTGAAGAAAGCATGATGGGTGCTTTTCTTGACTTTTGGCAAGAAAATTATCCAGATGTAATTACAGGATGGAATGTCAGAATGTTTGACTTGCCATATATTCATAATCGTGTTGAGCGTATTCTTGGAGATAAGTTTGTAAAACTTTTGTCTCCATGGAGATTGGTATCTAAACGAGAGATTTATATTCAGGGTCGTAGAAATTATTCTATTGACATGCTTGGTATATCTACTTTGGATTATCTTGAATTATATAAGAAGTTCACTTACACAAACCAAGAGAGTTATCGTCTGGATCATATCTGCTCTGTTGAACTGGGTGAGAAGAAACTCGATCACTCTGAGTTTGACACGTTCAAAGAGTTCTACGAGAACGACTGGCAGAAGTTCATTGAGTACAACATCCATGACGTTCGCCTTGTGGATAAACTTGATGACAAGATGAAGTTGATTGAACTTGCATTCACTATGGCATATGATGCTAAGGTGAATTATGAAGATGTGTTTAGTCAGGTGAAGATGTGGGATAACTATATTTACGTGGAACTTCTAAAGCGTAAAATTGCTATCCCGCCAAAGAAGGAAGCGACTAAGACCGAGAAGTTCTTGGGCGCCTATGTCAAAGAACCGATTCCTGGATTTTATGATTGGGTGGTTAGTTTTGATCTTAATAGCCTGTATCCCCATCTCATTATGCAATATAACATCTCACCAGAGACGCTTCAGGATACCAGACACTCAACTGTTACCGTTGATAAGATACTTAAAAAGCAAGTAGATATTAGCGGTGAGTTTTCTGTGTGTGCCAATGGTGCCCAGTACAGTAAAGATAAACATGGGTTTCTTCCTCAGATGATGAAGAAGATGTATGACTCTCGTGTCATCTTCAAGAAGAAGATGATTGAGGCAAAGAAGCAGTATGAGAAAACTCCTACTGTAGAACTCATGAAAGAGATTGCAAGATGTAATAATATTCAGATGGCAAAGAAGATCTCTTTGAACTCTGCTTATGGTGCAATCGGTAACGAACACTTTCGTTATTATCGTCTTGCTAATGCTGAGGCAATTACTTTATCTGGTCAGGTATCAATTCGTTGGATTGAGAACAAAATGAATCAATACCTAAATAAATTGCTCTCTACAGAGGAGGTGGATTATGTCATCGCTAGCGATACCGACTCAATCTATCTTAATCTTGGACCTCTTGTTACTAAATTTTTTAGTAATAAGTCTGGCGATAAAGCAGCAATTGTTACTATACTTGACAAGATCTGTCAAGAAAAAATGGAACCATTCATTGAATCCAGTTATAAGGAACTTGCGAATTATGTTTCGGCATATGACCAAAAGATGAGTATGAAGCGAGAGAATATCGCAGATCGTGGTATTTGGACTTCTAAGAAGCGTTACATTCTTAACGTATGGGACAGTGAAGGTGTTAGATATAAAGAACCTAAGATGAAGATCATGGGTCTTGAGACTGCTAGATCTTCCACCCCAGCTTACTTTAGAGATAAATTATATGCAGCGTTTCAGATTATTATCGGCAAGACAAATGATGAGCTTATCTGTTTTATCAATGATGTACGAACAGAAATGCGCACAAGACCTTATGAAGAAGTTGCATTCCCAAGAGGAGTCAACAACTTGGGCAAGTATAGACATCCAACAGATATTTACAGAAAAGCAACCCCAATCCATGTAAGAGGTGCTCTTCTTTACAATCATTATGTGAAGAAGTACAATATAGAAAATAAGTATCCTTTTATTCAAGAAGGTGAAAAGATTAAGTTTATGTATCTTAAAACACCTAACCCTATCCACGAGAACTGTATTAGTTTTTTTGGGGAGATACCTAAGGAATTTGGGATTGAGAAGTATGCTGATTACCAAACACAATATGAAAAATCTTTTCTTCAACCTCTCAAAAATGTGCTACAATGTATTGGATGGCAACATGAAAAAGTCATTACCATTGGGAGTTTCTTTGAATGAGTAAGAAGATCTTTGTAGTCACTTGGACCAACCATGTCGTGGGTCAAGTAGGATCTGAAGATATCAAGTGTTTTGAAGACTACAATACTGCTGTTGCGTTTGCTAAACTCATGCGTAACAAATATAACTATGTTCATTTTTATGAGGAGAAAGTAGATCAATGGGATTCTTAGATACTGTAATTAAAGAAAGTGGAAACGAATTTGCTGGTTTGGTCAGTGAAGGAATCGCTGCTGGTGATATTACTGGTTACGTTGATACTGGCAGTTATATTGTCAATGCCCTTGTTAGTGGTTCTTTGTTTGGAGGTCTTCCTTCCAATAAAGTTACGGCCTTGGCAGGAGAATCAAGCACGGGCAAGACTTTTTTTGCTCTCAGCGTCGTTCGTAATTTCCTTGATTCTAATCCTACAGGTGGAGTCATTTATTTTGAAACTGAATCCGCCATTTCCCGTGACATGATTGAGAGTCGTGGGATTGATGGCAATCGTATGATTATCATGCCAGTTTCTACTATTGAAGAGTTTAGAACTCAAGCTTGTCGCATTCTTGATAAGTATTTGAAAGAACCTAAAGATGAGCGTGAACCTATGATGTTTGTGCTAGACTCTCTGGGTATGCTTTCCACCAACAAAGAGATGGAAGATGTTGCAAATGATAAACAAGTTCGCGACATGACCAAATCTCAGTTGATCAAAGGTGCGTTTCGTGTGCTTACCCTCAAACTTGGTCAAGCAAAAGTTCCTATGATTGTTACTAACCATACATATGATGTAATTGGCTCTTATGTTCCTACAAAGGAGATGGGTGGTGGCACAGGTCTAAAGTATGCTGCTTCTACTATCATCTATCTTAGCAAGTCTAAGGAACGTGATAGCAGTAAAGAAGTTGTTGGCAACATTATCAAATGCGAGGCAAAGAAGTCTCGTCTAACTATTGAGGGGTCTAAAGTTGCAACACGCCTATTTTTTGACGAGCGAGGTCTTGACAAATACTACGGATTACTGGAACTGGGTGAAGAATACGGAGTATTCGAGCGCAAGGGCAATCGTGTCGTTGTTGGCGAATCCGCTGTTTATCCTTCTGTTATTCTTGCTGATCCCGAAAAATACTTCACCCCCGAAGTGATGGAACAACTTGAAGAAGCAGCACGTAAAGAATTTTCTTATGGCAACTGAGCGTATTGAACAAACTATCTTGCGTAATCTCCTCTTCACTGAGGAGTATTATCGTAAGGTAGTGCCCTTTCTAAAAGCAAATTACTTCCAAGAATATCATGAAAAAATTATTTTTGAAGAGATCGCTGACTTCGCTAGCAAGTACGACAAAATACCTACTCAAGAAGTCTTGGCGATTAACATCCAAAATCGTAATGACCTTACTGACGACACGTACAAAGATTCGTTACAGACAATACAAGAACTATCAGACGAATGGATTGACTATGAATGGCTCCTTGACGCCACAGAAAAATGGTGTCAAGACAGAGCTATATACCTTGCCCTCATGCAATCTATCAAGATCGCAGATGGAGGTGATAAGAAAATATCAAAAGATGCAATACCAGGCATTCTACAAGAAGCACTAGCAGTATCTTTTGATGAACACATAGGACACGATTACATTGAACAAGCAGAAGATAGATATGATTTCTACCATAGAAAAGAAGAAAAGATTCCCTTTGATTTGGAAAAGTTTAATTTTATCACAAAAGGTGGTCTCCCTAACAAGACTCTCAACATCGCTCTTGCTGGTACAGGTGTCGGCAAGTCTCTATTCATGTGCCATGTGGCTAGTGCCGCCCTCACTGCGGGGCACAACGTTCTCTACATTACATGTGAAATGGCAGAGGAAAAAATTGCTGAGCGAATTGATGCAAACCTTCTGAATGTACCTGTCAAAGATATTCCTGAACTACCTGAAGTTCTCTTCACTTCTAAGGTACAAGAGATCGCTAGAAAAACTCAGGGGAAACTTATTATCAAAGAATACCCTACAGCATCTGCCCATTCAGGACACTTCAAAGCACTCTTGAGTGATCTTTCTTTGAAGAAAGATTTCAAACCTGACATTATCTTCGTAGACTATCTTAATATATGTGCATCAGCGAGGTATAAAGGTGCTATTGTTAACTCTTACACGTATGTCAAAGCGATTGCTGAGGAGCTTCGTGGTCTTGCTGTGGAATGTAATGTTCCTATTGTCTCAGCTACTCAAACTAATCGCAGTGGTTATGGCAATTCTGACCCTGACCTTACCGATACTTCTGAGTCTTTTGGTTTGCCTGCCACTGCTGATCTTATGTTTGCCCTTATCTCTACTGAGGAGTTGGAACAACAGGGTCGCATCATGGTCAAACAACTTAAGAACAGATACAACGAAACCGCTGCCTCACGAAAATTCATGGTGGGAATTGACAGATCCAAAATGAAGCTGTATGATGTAGCAGATGATGCTTCTGCTATCAGCATTGATTCAGAGGACACAGGAGAACAATTCTCTCAGTTCGCTGACACACAAAACCGATTATCTAAATTTACTGAATGGAACGTATGATTGATTTTAATAAGTATGAAGAATTTGTTGGACAAGTTACTTCAAACGCTTCAACAAATTTTGTTGACTTCGCTGATCGTATTGGTGAGTTGGATCGTCAAGGTGCCAATATTGAGCGTCTCCTTACTAGTGGTGTTGGGATTAATGCTGAAGGCGGTGAGTTCCTTGAAATCATTAAGAAGATGGTTTTTCAAGGTAAGCCTTGGAACCAAGACAACCGTGATCATTTGATTATTGAACTTGGTGATATTATGTGGTATGTTGCGCAAGCAACTATGGCACTTGGCATTTCTATGGAAGATGTTCTAGACACTAACATTCGTAAGTTGGGGAAGCGCTATCCTGAAGGAACTTTTGATTCTTACTATTCTGAAAACCGTAAAGCAGGTGACCGATGAAAATTCTTACACTAGAAGATTACGAAAAGGCAGGAGAAACATTCTGGCCTAAGTATTGGTATATTGCTAAAGAACTTGGGGAAGATGCTAAACCAGAGCAAGTCCTAAAGGTCATGGAAGCGATTGGTGGAGTTGCTCTCAAACTTGCACTAGAAGATAAACTCTCTCCCTTTGGATTTAATAAAAAGACTGATGTATAGTTTCTGGATTCACCTAGTAGCATTCTTCCAAGTTGTCGTGATGAATTGTATTCAACCTGTTAACTGGAAGTATTGCTATCGGGTGGACCAGTGGTTGATCCCAGATCTGATCTACGCATGGGAACTCAAGACAGGTAAGATTCACCCGTATCAGATTGAGAAAGACTACCTTGACAGCATCAGGTGATGTGCTATGATATGGGGGAACCTAAATAAAGGCGTCCCCCTTTTTTCGTAGATGGCAACCCAGAACAAGCACCTGGAGCATCTTGAAGACGAGTTGATCAACTATGGATATAATGGTTATGTTGCTTCCAGAGACCTTATACAAGGATTTATAGACGAGCTTGGTGGTAGTCCTACGGGCAACGTCAAGGTGACTACCAAATGGGATGGTGCTCCTGCTGTGGTTTGTGGCATTGACCCAGATAGCGGCAATTTCTTTGTAGGCACCAAGTCTGTATTTAATAAAAAAGAACCTAAAGTAAATTTTACCGACGAAGATATTGATAAGAACCATGGTCATATTCCTGACCTTGCTACTAAACTGAAGTATTGTCTAAAGTATTTTCCTGAATTAAAGATCAAAGGAGTTATTCAAGGAGATCTCCTTTTTAGCAAGGGTGATGTTCAGACCAAAACGATTGATGGTGATCGTTTCTATACGGTAACTCCTAACACCCTGACCTATGCTTGGCCTATAGACAGCACTCTTGGTAAGGCAGTAAATGCTGCACAAGTTGGTGTAGTATTTCATACTTACTATAGTGGTGGCCAAACTCTTCTTGAGATGAATGCTGGGTTTGGGGTTGATCAATTCAACCTGAAATCCACCCGTAATGTATTCCTAGCAACTGCTACTGTAGATAACATCAGCGCCAAGTCTGGTCTTACTCCTAATGAAGAGCATGTGCTGAAGTCTGTTATCTCTGTAGTCAATCGTAATGCTTCTACTGCCAAAGAATTCCTTGAGATGATTGCTCATAACGCAACCAAGCAATTTACTCTTGGTTATACGATGAAGCGTTACACCAACTCTTTTGTGAAAGATGGTAAGACTATTAATAATACTAGGCAGTTTATGTCTGGGTTTGCCAAAGCATTTGAGAAGTCTTTGGTTGAGAAAGTAGAGAGCCTGAAAACTGAAAAGTCTAAGGCACAGTATCGTGACATTCTTGCTAATGGTATCTCCTATCTGGAGGATAACAAGAGAGCATTTCAAGCATTCATCGTGATGTATAACTCTTTCACGAATGCTAAGAACCTGATCAATAAGAAACTTGCTGGTCTTAGTGACACTCGTGTGTTCCTTCGCAACGGAGATAATTTTGTTGTGACGAAACCTGAGGGTTATGTTGCTATCGTTGATGGAAAGGCAGTCAAGATTGTTGATCGTCTTGAATTCTCTCGTGCAAACTTTACCCTAGATAAAACTTGGAGTCCTCCAGTTGGTGAGGGTGCTAAGGTTGCTGTATTTACTTTTGGTCGCTTCAATCCTCCTACCACAGGACATGAGCTACTGATAAATAAGGTCAAGGAGTATGCTGGTAGTAATGACTATTATGTGTTTCCTAGTCATACTGTAGATAACAAAGGAAAGAATCCTTTAGATCCAAAAGCAAAAGTTGGATTTATGAAAGAGATGTTCCCATCACACAAATCTTCTATAGTTTATGACAAAGATATAAAGGATGCAATCAAAGCTTTGAAGTGGTTGGAAGGTAAAGGATATACTGATGCCATCTTTGTAGTTGGATCTGATCGTGTTCCTGCCTTCCAGTTCATCAAAAAATATAATGGTACTGATTACAAAATGAACACAATTGAAATCAAGAGTGCTGGAACTAGAGATCCAGATGCCGAAGGTGTTGCTGGTATGTCTGCTAGCAAAATGAGAAAAGCAGTTGCTGAGATGGATCTGAAGACTTTTGTTTCTGGGTTACCTAAGCACCTTCAACGTGACAAAGATTTCAAAACCCGTTTGTTCAAAGCAGTAAAGGAAAACCTCTAATGGCTAGTGCAATAAGTGAAATCTACAGTGCTGGTAAAGCATTCAAATATCTCGAACCTTTTATGTCTGTTTTGCGTGAAGGGAAAGATGTATTTTTTGCTAAAGAAAATACTCCTACACGTAGAGTTTATAAAGACGGAGAACGAGTAAAGAAGATCATAAAATCTTTTGAGACTTTTTCGGAATGGGGTCTGGACGTTTACGATAAAGATATCATTGAAGATATCTTTGCTGATGAAGACTTTGGTGCCAAAAGATCAAGTCCCAATTGGAGAGAGATAGAGTTTCAGAATATTGCTGATGGAAAAATAGAAGTCCATCGACTTAGTAAAATTCAAAAAGCTACGATTTCTACTTATACTAAGAAATCGTCTAACTTTTCTGGAAAAACTTCTGATTGGACAGAGACACTGACATGCTATGCTTTAGCACTTAGACAGGATAAAGGATTTGCTATTACAGAGGCTGAGTTCAGACAGTTCTTGATGGATGGAAGAAATGGAGACAGTAAAGTAAAGAGTATTGTAAGTAGAAATGTTGTCACTACACTCAATACAGATTTAGTATTTCAATTTGGATTAGAAGAATCTGAATGGATAACTTCTGGAACTAACGTAGCAAATGCTTTATATGCTTCGCCATACCTAAAGGATGGGATTTCATATGATTTTTTCTTTGCTGGCGCAAAGGAAATAGAGTGGTTCAAAAGTAAGTGGACGAACAAGTTCAACTTGATATTAGCAAAATATTTGAGATCGTCAAATAATATTGCTGATGATGTTCCAAGATATGGAACTGCTAATGCTGACAAATGGAATCCTGCTGATATCTTTGCTGTCTCTAAAAGTCTAAAGCGTTTTCAAGAAGGACCACAAGCTTCTATGGGATTCTTTAAAGGAACTCTAGCGGAATATAGAAAGTTCAAAAAGAAAAATGTATCTGTATCTGATGAAAAAGTCAAACAAGATATGGCGGAGTTGACAAGATATAACTCCTGGATACATGAGAATATTCTTAATGGAACTTTAATTCCTATATCTTTGAAGAAAGCTTTGAAAACCACTAAAGTTGATCTAATTTCAAACCCTTCTATTGATGACTATAGTATTGAAGTTAAAAATGTTAGAGTTAGTTGGGAAAAAACAGCGCAGAAGAT